CAATCAAGTTGTACGCAAGTATGGCATTGATCACGTTGTGTTCTGTCTTGAAGGCAGATCATGGCGTAAGGACGTGTACCCACAATACAAGGCACATCGTAAAGTTGCCGAGCAATCATTGACTGAGAGTGAAGCAGAAGAGAACAAGATGTTCTGGGAAACGTATGATATGTTCACTACGTTCCTACGTGAGAAAACTAATTGTTCTGTGTTGCGCCATGAACGGGCAGAGGCAGATGATCTGATCGCACGATTTGTTCATCTACATCCCAACGACGAACATTATATCATCAGCAGCGACACGGACTATGTTCAATTGATTAGTGAAAACGTCAAGCAATACAACGGTGTTGCTAATCAATTGATCACACTTGAGGGCTACTTTGATGACAAGGGTAAACCAGTCAAAGACAAGAAAACTGGGGAGCCTAAAACTTTAGGTGACCCGCAGTTCCATCTCTTTGAGAAGATCATGCGCGGTGACAGTGGCGACAATGTGTTTAGCGCATATCCCGGTGTACGCACTAAGGGTAGCAAAAACAAAGTCGGACTCATCGAAGCCTATGCTGATCGTACAAAGCAGGGTTTCAACTGGAATAACATGATGCTACAGCGTTGGGCTGATCCTGATGGCAACGAATTCCGTGTCAAGGATTTGTATGAGCGTAACAAACTATTGATTGACTTGACAGCACAACCTGACGAGATCAAGGATCTTGTTGACGTTGCTATCGCTACTGGTGTACGCACAACTACTACTCCGCAAGTTGGTGTACACTTTATGAAGTTTTGCGGCAAGTATGAATTACAAAAGATTAGCGATCAGGCTGAATCTTATGCTAAATGGTTGAACAACCCGTATAAGTGATAATAATATGGTAAACGAAAAAAGATTAGTTTGGGCTAGACTGGGCGATACTTGCGATGAGTACATGTGTACTATCGTGAATAAGCAAATTTCTAAAAAATATCTAGCAGTGCAAATGGGCAAAATTTCGCCATCTAAAGTTGAGGACGCAACAAATATTGCACTAGAGTGTATAGCAACTTTTCTAAAATATTTTACCACAGAAGAGATACAAAAGGCTGTAAAAAAACTTAGAGAGATTGGATACAATCTGCCTACGATAAGCCTTTTACGCATATCGCCTGATATTGTCAACGACATTGTTTATAATGTCGGTAATATTGGTAGCACTTCTTATTCTTATAAAGCGTATATGCAAAGTCTACAAAATGATTGCCAACAAGTCGCTATAAAAAATTTTTCAGGTCTTAGTCATAAAAACACTAAAGGATATAGTAGCAAATACTATGAACGTTACCGAAACAAAATCCAACACTAAAGTTTTAGAAATAAAACAGGGTGACAAAGGATTCAAGTTTATGAGTGGGTATGTTGAATATCCGCGCGCCGCCATTCTTGTTGAGGACAGTTGTCCTTATGATGTAAGATTACAGGTACAACAATATGTAAGCAATGGATGGATAGCACCCGTTGCTTATGTATGTGAGAATGAATATGTTTGGGAAAAACTCAAGGAGTGATTATGAATGTACTAGTTGCTAAACCTATCATCAAAGACCAATATTGGGTCGTGACTGATGGTGAAAAGAAAGTTGGAAACGTGCAGGCTAATAGTGCTGGCTATGAAGTCGTGTTGAATGGTAGCACACTACAATTCAACAATACGCAGGATGTGAAGAAGAAAACCAAGATTAGATTTCAGCCCATGAAGTCTAATAAGACTACAGTTGAACTTCCCTATCCTGAATATCCTGTTCCCAACAAGACATATAACAACGTGTTTGATGTCAAGAGGAAATTGCATATTTTCACAAAAACTAACAAAAGCAAGTGTTTCCACGTTGCAGGGTGGTTTTTGATCGATCAGAACGGTGTCAAACAGAAGATTTTTTGCCCTAAATACATCTTTATCCAGCGTTATGACTATCAGGGCCCGTTCAAATCAGAGGACGAAGTAAATAGTCTACTAAATAAGTAAGATGTTACATATAAAGCGTTACATTGACAAGATATCAAATCTGGAGAGTAAAAAGACTAACGAAGTCGTTTTATCGATGAATGATGCTAGGGGCTTGAGGGACGAGATTGCTAAATTGCTTTTAGACCTAAATGAGAAAGATAGCAAGAAGAAAGATGATGTGATTGAAGTTAGGATAACAGGCGGTAATTTTAAATGAGCAGGACACAACCTAAAGTAATTCTAGAACACGTTGATAAGACAACGTACAAGTGCGACCAGATCGTAGAGGCTAGCGGTATCTGGGCTGTCTTCTATGATGATCAACCTATCAATCTAAAGAGCCAGCACTATCTCGCAAATGAAGCCGCTCCCAAATACAAAAAGACTAGCTTCAGCAATCCAGGACATGCAAGAAATCTCTGTCGTAAACTCAATAACCAGTTCAAGACTCACAAGTTTACAGTGGTATTCATGAACCAAGGTCGTCAAGTATATCCTGATGAATAATCTTGATAAGCATCACTATACACAAATCCTTTATAACAATCTAAAAGATAAAACAGAACCTGCTCTTGAATTGAATAAGCTTTATAAAGCTTATTGGTTCACGGGTCGTAGCACTAAAAATCTAAGATTGACAGAAGAAGGCAAAAAAGCCTTTGATATGTTAGATTTAGAATTTTTTGAATTTCATCTGAATACTACAACTGAGAAATTCCCTTACCATATGGTAAACATTGGTAAAAAACTCAAAACTCCTTTTTATATAGGGTTTAGAAACCGCTATTATAAATCAGCATATATACGTATCTACGACAGCAAAATTGCCATGCTTATAACTTTATATGGCAATTTTGATGAGTATCTGAATTCTATAAAAAAATGAAACAACCTATACAATTAGTAGAAATAGACGGCGTGAAAAAACTAAGCGCGGGTGCTGACATAAACTCCCATCTCACTACACATGCCTATCTCTATCTACAACCAAGCGGCTGGTTTAGTGATTATCCATGTGATGAAGAGGGCATCACGCCCTGGTATACTTTTCCTGCTATATCTTTCTTGAAAGATATATTAGAACCATCTGCTAAAGTTTTAGAGTATGGTTCGGGCTTCAGCACTTTATATTATAAAAACAAAGTGCAATCATTGATCACCATAGAACATAATAAAGAATGGGCTGACAAATTACTGGTTGAGAATGATAAACTTGATATACATGTGATACCCGAAAATTCTCCCGTACATCCCGAAGCTGAACAAATTTTTGAACACTTCAAGCAGAATTTCCCGCAAGTACATAGCGGAGATCCTCGACATGACATGATGCATGGGTTATGCAACGATGAATTTGGCGGATATGCGAGCCGAATATTTCAAGCACATCATAATTTTTATGACATGGTAGTGATCGATGGTATGGCTAGGGCGTTATGTACAGTGATGGCCGTAGAGAGCGGCAGATTGAAAGACGATGGATTGATCATACTTGATAATAGCGACCGCTGGCAATACAATCATATTCAAAGTTATCTACAAAAAATGGGCTATGGACGATTAGATTTTTGGGGACCGGGCTGGAACAACTATCATGCTTGGTGCACAAGTTTTTATAGCAAGAAATTTCCTATAAATAATTATAGACTCTTACGCCCAGAAACATCAGGACCTATAATGACATGAGCGAAGAAAAGAAAAACCCAATAGCAGACATACTTGCTAGAAAGAAAGCACAGCAACAAGGACATAAGGGAAATTTCAATCCCAATGAAGGCAAGAACCTAAAAAGTCAGGTAGGAAGTAAAGGTCCTACTGTGATGCGTAAACAAGGTCGCGGGTCTTAGTGAATCTGAAAAAGGCTTTCTGGTTCGTGATAGGCATGTTCTTTCTAGGACTTGCTTATCTAGGGACAATCGTTCCCGGATTGCCATGGACTACACCAGCGTTTCTTGCTATGCTATGTTTTGCAAAGAGTAGTGATCGTTGGCATAATTGGTTACTGAATCATAAACTGTTTGGTCCATTCTTGCGTGAATGGAACGAGAAGAAAGTCTATCCCACTAAGGTCAAATGGATCATGTTCATTAGCATGGTGTCCAGTCTGATCATTCTAATCGTCACTACACAGAATTGGAAACTCTGTCTAGGGGTAGGATTGTTCATGGCCTTTTGGATGATCTGGGCCATGCGTTATCCAGGGTCAGTGCAAGAATACGAGCGCAGAAAAGCACTGGGATTACGGATAGGCTGGCTGAAATAATCCTAATAAAATCAATAACTTACATCTCCTGAAAAAAGGCTTGACATAGGGTCGGTTTGGTGTTAATATATATCTATAGTTGATTTACGGAGATTGATATGACGACCGCGATCTATAACGAGTTGACCCAGCAAGAAAAAAGCGAAGTTCGTATGTTCGGTTGCACTGTAGCCCAGATGCGTGAATCGGTCGAGGAAAGTCTGACTTTCCGTTTCGCAGGTCCTGCTATGTATGCGATGAGCATGATGAGCGATGCGCAGGAAGAGATTCTCCGTGAGTTGGACGAGGATGCTCGCCAGACACTCAATCGTGCTAAATGGATTCTCTCGACCTATTGTATGGAGGACAAGTAAAAATGGCAAATAAAAGTTTGACTCAGGTTGCTGATACACTTTCCACGATTGGCTATGTCATCAGTATGGAAGGTGAAGATGTAAGTAGCGAGGATCTTTACTCTTATGCTACAGACCTCGAAACTGCCATTGCTGCATTGTTGAGCAAGGCTCAAGAGAAAGAAAATGAATCTGCGTAAAGGCGAAAAGATTACTGTACGAAGTGAAAACGGTATGGGCGTAAACTGCCCTATCGTTGACTTCAATAGTAAGAAACTTTGGGTTCGTTTCCCTACTAATCAAGTGTTAGAAATGGACTGGGACCTCAAGCGTAAACTCTTTGTAGGGCGTATGGCTCGCCTCGAATTCACTGTCGATCCCAATAATCCCTAATTCTTTAGGAGTTATCTGATGCCGCGTATTTCAAAAGTTCGCAAACAATATGACACTATGCTGGTGTTGAGCGCGGCATGCGCGGCACAGCGTATCAACGGTTCATATGTTAAGTTTGCTACGGTTGAAGAACCAAGTATCAATGGTACTGTCAATGTTCATAAACGAACCAATCGTGAACTCACTGTTGAGTTTCTTGAGTTGCAGGAAAATATTATAGATGCTGATCGCACTATGGCTGAAGAGATGAGACGATATTGGAACGGCAAGACATTCAAGTTGCTTACTGG